GTAGCGGTAGGTCGGGTTCTCGGTGCCGAGCGACTCAATCAGCTGGCGGTCCTTGAAAATGTACCGGTGGCGCGCCTGCTCCTGCTGGAACCCGTACTTGCGTTCAGTGATCGGGAATTCGATGAGGCGCCACGCGGTGCGCTGCATCTGGATGAGAACGTCGGTCATTTCGCGGGGGATCGGGAGGGCGGGTTGACCGAGGGGCGCGGCACGGGGGAGCCTTGTGGGCTATGCGCTGGCACGTAATGATCGGGACCAAGACGTTCGGGCCGATGGAGGCTGAAGCGATCGGGGAGATGCTCCGAGCTCGGAAGCTCGGTGCCGGCGCCTTCGTTCGTGACGAATCGGCCGGCGACTGGATGCCGATCGAGCGCTCGCCGTTTCAGGCCATGGTCCAAAAGCGTCGGCGGTCCGCGGGTGACATTGCGCTGCGCGTCGTGGCCTGGGTCGTCGGCGTGTACGCCGTGGTTTGGCTGTCGTGGGTCTGGATCAAGACGCACTAGTTGCGGGAGACGATTGGCCCTTTGCGGGCCGGGTCGTTCGCGGCCAGCTTGTCGCCGGCGGCATTCAGCTTGTCCGCCGCCGCGCCCACCTTCTGGGCGCTGATGCCGACCTGCTTGGCCGCGTCGTCCATCAGCAGGAACGAGTTCGCCTCGGACTTGCTCTTGATGATCTCCGGGTACCGGTCGCGGTCGACCTGCTTCTGCACATGCCGGTCGTCGAACATGGTTGGACCAAGGAGGCCGCCCGAGAAGGTATTCGCCACGGCGCGCACGGTGCCGACGCCAGCCAACGGGTCGCCTTCGTCGCTGAGGCGCTTGGTGTCGCGCTCCCGAAGCTTCTCGAGGCGTGAGCGGGTCTCTGGTGAGAGTCGCCCGGTTTCGCCCATCTCCTGCGCCGCCTGAGCTCGAATCTCCTGCGAGTTCTTCTCCATCGCGCTCGAGCGGCGATTGGCGTCGATCTCGGCTGAAGCCTGAAACAGGTTCATCACGCCGGCGGTGATGGCGGCCGTACCAATGACGATCCCAGCGCCTTGCCCCGCCTGGGTGGCTAACGCTTTGCTGATCGCCGTTCCGAGCGCCGCTGAGCCAACGTCTTTGACTACCGCAGCAGTCAGAGCAGCGCCGATGCCAGAGAGCGGGTTGCTGACGGCCCAGCTAGCGACGCCAGCGAGCGACTCAGTGACCGCGGCGATCTTGGGGATCATCTCCTCGAACGCCGGCATCATGCGCTCGATGGCCGGGAGCAGGCTGGACGAGAACGCCTCCCGGAGCCGGGTGTTGATCTTCTCGAGCTTCACCGCGTCGGACTTGGCCACGTCGGCCGCGTCTTTTTCGACTTCGGTGAAGTAGGCCGCCGCGTCGGAAGCTTCCGAGATGGTCTTCAGCACCGCCGCACGTCCTGCCGCTTCGCCCTTGTTGCCGCCGCCAGCCGCGTCGGAAGCTGACCGGTAAGCGGTGATCAGGGGCGATGCTGCGCGCACGCCGCGGGCGTCGAACAGGCCCGCCAGCTGCGTCATGTTGCCGTGTGACCCGGAGATCACGTCGGCGAGCACCTCACGGATGTCGCGCGCGCCCTTGGTGGCGTCGCCGCCCTCGAAGACGTTGACTGACTTGCCGCCGAGCGCCTTGCCGCTCTTGAGGTTCCCGGCCTCCATGGTGAGCTGGGTGAGCATCATTTGGACGGCGGTGGACGCCTCGGCGCCGCTACCGGTGGACGTGCGCGCGAGCTGAGCCAGCCCGCCCAGCGTCTTCATGCCGCCGACGCCCTTCATGCCCATGCGCTGGGCAGCGGCCGCCATCTCGGGGAACGTGCTCGCCATGTCGCGGAGCTCGAACGCGCCCTTCTTGCCCTGGAAGGCGAGCACCGCGAAGGCGTCCGCCATCTCCTTGGGTTTCGTGATGTTGAACTTTTGCGCGAGGTCTGCGGCCGTGCTGGCCACATCCTCAACGCTGGCCCCGGTCGCCATCGCAACCGTGGCGAAGGTCCGGAGGTTGGCCGTGGCCGTCTTGATGTCGCCGGTGCGAGCCGTATAGGTCTCGACCGCGCCAATCAGGCCGGACTCAGTCGCCCCCGTGGCCAGCGCCGTGTCGCGCACGTGGCTGCGCAGCGCCTTGGGGTCCGCTGCCGTTTCGCCCGACTGCCGCGCGTTGACCGTGACTTGGCGTACGCGCTGGTCGAGCCCGATCTCTTGGGAGACCGCCTCGCCCGCGCCCATCGCGCCGACCGCGCCGAGGATCGTGCCGCCGACCATGGCGATTGAGCGCCCCGTGTTCGCGACGCTGGTGCCTACGCCGCGCGCGACGCCCTGGCTCGTCTTGGCCCATTGCGCCTTCGAAGCCTTGGCGCTGGCAGCAATTTTCTGCTGCGCCTTCTGGTTCTCCTGGACCTCGATCTGGGCGAGGCGTCGAGCGTTGTCGGCCTTTTCCTGCCAGACGCGCTTCTCAGAAGCGAGCCGATCGCGCTCGGACTTCTTGGTGGCAGCCGCCTCGTCTTTGGCGATCCGCCGCTGAGCAGCGACGGCTTCGCGCTCGATCTTCTTCTGCGCGGCCAGCGTCTCGCGCTCGGTCACGCGCCGCGCACTGGCGCCGCCAGGCATCTTGTCCGCTTTGGCGCTCGCGCGCTTGCTGGACGCGGCGACCTCCGCCTCGACACCGCGGAAGGCCCGGCGGATGTTCTGTTCACCGGTGACGGTGATGTCGTAGCGGAGTTCCAAAGGCTATTTCTGTGGGTTCGTGATTCGCTTTGAGCGCTCTTTGGCCTCTTCAGCGGTCAGCAGATGGTCAGTGGGCAACGGCTCACCGTTTGCGCTCTGCCCTTCTGGCAGCGTGGAGAAGCTCCCAGTGGTGCCGGTAGAGCTCATTGGGTCGGACTCCGAAGAATCGAGCGAGGTCGATTGCTGAAGTCCGAGTTGAGACCTCAAATCCCGAGCCTCCCGGGCCAGGGCGCACATCAACTGTGGCCAATGAGCGGAGTCCAACTGATGCAAAAAAAAACCCGCACGCAGCGGATCCGCGAGTCGCTCTCGCCAGATGGACAGCTCGTCTTCGGTGAAGTCTTCGATCGCGCCGTACTTCGCCTTGACGATCTCGTACATGTTCAAGCACTGCGCCATCTCGGGCGCGGTGAACGATGCACGGAGCTGGGCGGAGTCAGTGAATATCGGCGGGTAGAAGCGCGTGCCGTCCTGAAGCGTGATCTCTTCGGTACGAGCGAGCGCCAGCGTCAGCATCTCGACCGATTGGGCCTCGTGGTACAGGTCGCCGTAGGAGCCTGCCGCCTCACCTTGCCGCTTCGCGTACGCCTGCGCGTCGCGTAGCACCTGGTGATTCTGCTCGAGCCGGAGCAGCTTCACCCGAACCGGGTAGTCCTTGACGGCGCCGTCAGGCTGGACCTTTTTGAACTGGAACAGCTCACTCGGGACGCCTTTCAGCAGCCCGAGCACGAGCTCGCTTGCATCAGCCATTCACCCTCGAAAACGGCGAAAGCCTCCGGTCCCAAGAAGGGATTCCGGAGGCTCAAACTCAAACGCTCGCGCCCTGTCCGCCTCAAAAACGGAGCGCTCACAGTCGGGCGGTGTCCGCCTTAGGTCACTTCGGCTCGGCGAATTCGCCGGTCCACTCGAATTGGATCTCGGTGCTTTGATTCACCGATTGGCCGAGCTCGGCAGTCTGAAACCAGCCGTTGCCGATGTACGACTTCACGCCGAACGGCACCTGAAGCGAATGGTAGCTGCCCACCTTCACCGCAGTCGGATAGTCGAACTCGGGGCCGCCGAGCGGGACTGCGCCGGTGCCAGTGATCTTCACCTTGCCCGAGCCTGGCGTCTTGCCGGCCAGGCCTTCGAGCGTGTCGACCTCCTGCGCGCCGGAGTCGAACGAGACTTTGATGGTCGACAGCTTGATTTGAAAAACGCCGTCGACAAGCAGCTTGAGCCGCAGATGATCTTCGAGAGCCATAGGGATCCTCGCGCAACTCGACCAACCCAGGCGCAAGCGCGCGCCCGGGAGCCATCGAGGCGAATGGGGTGGTCAGTTCAGCGAAAGCGGCTTCAGCCCGGGGTCGTTTCCGAAAGCCGGAACGTCTGTTGGTGCCGAATGTCGACGGTGCGCCCGCTCGCGCTCATCTCGAGTCGAGAGACGTTGTTGGCGTCGATCGACGTGTCGAGTGAGGTGAGCCAGGTGGACGTTTGCAGCACGCCATCGTCGATGAACTCCTGGATGATCGAAGCCGCGAAAGGCTTGTAGATCGAGGGAGTCAATGTCCGGACCGGGATCCGTTGGTTGAAGTCGATCGACCCGTCCGGCTTGCGCTGGTCGGGCTGCAACTTGAACCCAGTCCCGTACTGCACGGCGTCGCGCTGGAGCAGCGTGTCCGCGAATTCGTCCATGAACGAAACGCGGTGCGTCTCGGTCGCGCGGAAATCGTCGATCGCACCCGTCGAGTCCTTCGACCGCGAGTTGACGCTCATCACCATGTACGAGCCGATTTGGTCGCTCGCGATTTGGATGATGCCGTCCGTCACCGAGTCGTTAATTTCGGTGGAGGTCGGGGCGTCCGCCAGATCGAACACGGCCGGGCACTGCCAATCCGCATCGCGGTAGAGGTCATGCACGAATCCGCCGCGAACCGACTCGGCCTTCTGGTGGACCGCGATTGCGTTGCCCACCAGGTCAGCCGTGTCCCACTCGCTGTTCTCTTGGTGGACGAAGTGCCGACGCTCGTGGTTGCACGCGATCGCGGCCGACTGCAGCGCTGAGAGCGTGCCCGTGTACGCCGTGAACCCGCGGCATCGGAGCCCGGGGTTCGCCTCGCTCTTGTTCGAGATGTGCGTCTTGATTGCGGCCAGCGACGCCGTGTCCCAGGCCGAGAACCCGTTGTAGTAGTAACGGGTGCTCGTGATGGTGTTGAGCGCGCCAGTGAGCAGCGAAGCTTCGGTGGTTGCGCCGTCCGCGCCCGCGACACCAGTGCCGAGGCCGAGTGCTGCGCCAGAAGCGGCAACCACGACGTTCTTGCCTGGGTCCGGATTGCTGCGGAAACGAATCACGCCCACCGTGCCGTTGCCCGAGGAGGCGCCGGCGATCTTGGCCGTCAACGTGACCACGCCAGACGACGGGGACGCCGTGCAGGGCAGGAACGTCTTTGCGTTGATCTGGTCCGCCATGTTGGCGGCGATGGTCGTGACCGTGTCCGACGTGTTGAACGCGGTCGTGATCAGCTCGCCGCAGACGTAGGTCGCGACGATGCCGGTGCCGGTCGGGTTGGCCCCGCTCGTCATCGTGATCGTGATCGTCCCGGTCGCCGTGGCAACACCGCCGCCCGAGCTCGCCAAGTGGCACATCGCGACGATGGCGCCGAGCTTGTTGCAGAGCAGGTGGCGCCGCACGGAGCGGTGAACCGGAGAGCCCGGGCCGAACAGCGTGATCGCGTCCGACTCGCGGGTGATGTTGTAGCGAGTGTTGACGACCGCAGTTCCAGCGCTGGTCTTGGGGCCGCAGTAGAACGCGGTGCGCGGACCGCTCGGGGCGTTCGACGGACCCTGTCCGAAGAGCAGCTCGACGGCGGTGAAAGGAGCGCGGTAGCTGCTCGGATAGCCTTGGATCGACATTCAGATCACTCCTTCGACTTCGGCTTGGAATCGACGGCGGGCACCCACTCGGAGTTCGGCGCGTCGAATTGGAGTTTGGTGAACGGCACACCGGCTGCGGCTGCGGTGTATTCGTCGGCAGGCCAGAGCCCGCCCTTGGCCGTGTAGCGAAGCAGCTGAGTTGCCTCGGGGCTGTCGTCAGCGAACTCGGCGGGCTCGCGTAGCGCGGCATGCGTGCCCGCTTTGCCGAGCTTCTTGCCCTCCTCATCGTCGAGGCGCACGAACCGACGGCCCACGTAGTGAGCCACTTGACCGGTCTGTTTCGGTCCCGGTCGGTGCACGACGTGCCCGGGCTTCGCGTAGAACTTCAGCATTGGTTGGGTGGTCCTTCGCGGGTCGCACTCAGGCGCCGCATGGAGAGGTCCGTCTGCGCGAGAAGCGCTTTGCTCGACGGCTAGCGAACGAAAGTCAGAAGCGCTCAGCCAGAGTCGTCATGCCGCGCTTCAGCTCTTGGCCGAGGACGCGATAGGCAGAGTCGGTGGCGTTCCAGAGAAACTTGTAGGGCTTGGTGCCTGGGTGCCAAACGGATCGGCGAAACAGCATCACGCCGGATCGGCTCCGGAAGCGCAGGGCCTTGCCGTTGCGGGCTTCGATGCGG